ACCAAGAATCTTATTAACCAACAAAGTCTTACCGGTCTGTGAGGGACCAGCAAAGATAACCAAACGACCCTTGGGTACACCGCCATCTTTTAGTTTGCCTGAGATAATTGCGTTCAATGCATAGCATCCAGTATCATACCAAGTATCCACATTGCACAACGCATTCTCTGAGAGAAAGGTTGCCTCTGGATTGAGTGCATCTAACGTTTTAAATGCTTTTGAGAGTAATTCGTCTTGGTTCATTATTCGTCAAACAACTTGATAACAGACGTTTCACCGCCAGATTTCTGTTGAGGCACGGATGCAGGGGTACCAGCAGCAATGCGTTCATACTGAGAAATCAAACGTGCATCCAGTTCAGCATCAGTAGTGACAATCTTATCAAGAGGGAAGTTAAATGTAGCACCTTCCTTGCTTGAAGTAGTGAGAAACTCTCTAAAGAATAATGGAATTAGCTGCACTTGCAGTTGGCCTGATTGATTAGGCACAACATGAAGAATAGCAGGATCCCTTAGAGAGAGAGTAGTCTTACTCTCCCCCACTTGTTTCCCGATTACGGTTTGACCAACATGGTTAATAATTACTTTTATATCGCTCATATATAAAATATATATTAAACTTTTATAATATCAAGCTAATAATTCAAACAAATCACATTGCATGGCTTCACCTGGTTTTCTTGGCGTCCAATTCACCGCCTCATAAAACCTCTCAACAGCGCTGTACAGTATTTTGTCAAACATCAAATCAACATCTGGCTCAAAAATTGTGTTGAATTCTTCTGGGTAATAGTATTTGTAAGCCACTGCGCTTATACCATACTTATTAGGTTGTTTAACATAGAAGAATCTAATCTTATCACCACTTGCAATGAGCTCATACTTCTTGCTCATTTTCAATGTCTTGCACAGTGTATTGTGAAAGTAGGCAGCTTTAACATGCAATGGCATAGATTTTATTGTCTTGAAACCTTCACATCTTGAGGAATATTTTTCATAGCCCTTCAGCCCCATGACAAAAGATATGTCAGCAACAGGCAGTTCTTTGAACTTTCTATAAGCTTCATCCACCACCTCATTTGTTTTGACCTGGCTCTGGGTCAATAGCATGGTTTCAACAATTTTTTTAGCCAACGGCTTGATAGGTGCAGGCATGGTAGTGCGAGCAATCTCAACGCCTGTATACTTGAATTTATTAGTTGTAATACCTTCTTCATCGAGAATATGCAGAACATATCTTTTTTTCTGCAAATACAATGCAACATCACATATGGTTTCACGTTTAAACACAATCCTACTGTCCACAGTATTGAGATTTTCCTCACACCATTTCTTAATTTCCACATTCAGGTGATTTTCTATATCCATTACTTCATCATAAAAATGCTTGGATATTTTATCGTTATTCATGAATTCTAATCCACTATCCACAAGTAACGATAGAGAAGCATGTACTGAATCAGTGTCATTGTATATAACACAGGAATACTCTTCAGGAGGTTTCATATTCTTTACCTTGAGCTTCTCTGCAATTAAATTATCTAAGATTTTGTTGCTTTGTTTGATTACTGCTTGACCAGTTAATGTAATGCTTCTGGCCAAATCATCGTCACCCAGCGGGAAAACTTTATTACCTAGGGCACCGTATACAGAATTAATAAAGATTTTTATTGTATGTTGTCTGATGTTAAGTAAGCTTTGCTGGTCTTTTAATGTCTTGTATTCAGGTGTACCTTTCTGCAATGTAGATATTTGTCTGTTTACCTTGGAGAGTTCTTTTCTGATTTGAACTCTGAGTTTATAATAATGATCCACCATTTCAGGTATAATGCCTTTTGTTTTCTGGCTAAACAAAACCTTGGCCTTGCTCAGTGTTAATTTCTCTTGTTTTACAAGCTGTGCAAATTTTGCTATGGATAGATCTACTACTCTACCGCTCACATCCCTGATTGTTACAGTTTCTTTATCCTGTTTCTCGATTATACCCATCTTTGTCTCTGGTGACAGGTTAAGAGTAATCATAACAGATGGATACAAGCTGTTGGCATCAAAAGTTACTATATTTTTCTGAAAACCTCTCTGAGGTTCACTCACATAAGCACCTTCATTCTGGCTCCCGTCATCTTCACCCCTTATGAAGGTTGGGATTTTTTTATCTCTGTATCTAGCTCTAACCGCGCAGGCCCCTATGATTACACTCATACTACCCATGGCAGCTTCAAAAGTTGTTAAACCGAAATAACTTAATGATCTTAATAATTCGAAATATTGTAATTTTTCCTCCATCTTCACAAGCAGTCTCACGTCCTGTACGTTGTATTCTACAAACTTGCTCCAATTCTCATCAGCCAAGCTACTCAAATTAGTTTCTCCATAGTCAATTTTCTGCTCATCAAGCTCTATCTTAGCTATACTATTCAGTTTGTAACTTGCTCTAAGTACCATGCAAAACCGTTTGTAGATATCCAGATAATCCAAACATGATACACCATCAATAAACCATCTCACAGTTTGCCTGCCAAATGTTCCTTTCAATGTTTTGAAATAAACTCTACCCGTGGGCGAGAGTCTGCCTACTTCCTCCTCACCAAATAAAACTTTAACCCTGTTAATAATATAGGGCAAGTCAAACAAAATGCTATTCCATCCAAGTAGAACATCTGGTGGGTCGTTCTGCATGAAAGTTAAAAACTTGTCAAACATCTCTTTCTCGGTTTTGCAGTAGTGAAATATTTGATCTTTGGAGTTGGATGTGTGGGGCTTAATGCCCCAGGTGATGAATCTTCTGGACAATGAATCATATATGGTTATGACATTTACTGGGTGTTTAGCTTCTTCTGGTATGGGGAACTCATCTGGTGAGTACGTTTCAATATCTAGATAGTAAATTTTTATTGGAAATTGAGAGAATTCTGGCGTTTCATTTACCTCCCAGAAGTTATCACATAAAAACTGCTGAGCAGGAGATAAATTTTCAAAGATTCTGGTTAGACCAACTTCTTTGATATATTTTGATTTCTCAAATTGATTTTTAAAGCTCTTCTTCTTTAAGGCAGTGTTAAAGATGCTAGTTGCATCAGTAGAGCCTTTTGATTCTACATATATGTAAGGGTTGTATGTGGAGTCTATAGCAATTCTGTTGCCTGCACTATCCCAGGTGAAGAGTCTGATCAACTCACTTCTTGGATCGTATACAATATTCCTATATCCCTTCATAATTTGATTTTATACTATATTTGATAAAATAATAGTGGAAAAGATTATGCAATTCTTTGAGCTCAGTCTGCCTTGCCCTCCGGAGATACAGGACTGTGACCGGCATAGATTGAACTATATGAATGAATTAGACACATTGAAGAAATCTGGTGGGTGTGGTGGTTGTGCAGAACGTTCACTCAGAAATAGATATATTAGCCTACTACAGACATGTTTACAGAAATAATATTATATTTTTTGGGCTTATGCTCAGTATGTAGCTTTTTGCTCTTGTGGTTTGTTTCACCCCTCAAAATAACTCTAGCCAAATTGCTATTTAATGCAGACATAGTGGATGTTAAGAATTTTGACGATCTAATATATCTTAAAAGTAAATATCTGTCCAAACTATCCTCTTGTTGGATATGCTGTAGTTTCTGGTCATCGCTGGCTGTGGGTATTGTCATGGCCATTGTATCGTCCAATCCTGTCTACCCTGTAATTACGTTCTGCACTTATCCTTGTCTAGCTTATGTTTTTAAACGTATCATTGACCAAGACCGTTGATGCGATTCAATCTGGTACGCTTTGGATCACCATAGGGATGACTGAATAATTCATAATAACACTGAATATTTTCTTGATTCTCTAGCCATCTTGTGTCTGCATCTTTGCGTCCTTTGGCACACAGATTCATATATCTTCCCTTTTTGCTGAGCACATCATCTATCATGGTCAGCATCTCCTCACCAGTCTTAAATTTAAACTGAGCGTCCTCATATGTGCATAAATCTTGACATGCTATAGGAAGACCGAAGCTGTTGGCTTCTATTAGCTTCAAATCGGATTTGGACTTGTTGAAGTTATTGTCCTGCAATGGTGCAACAAGCATATTAACTTTAAGTTTTCTGATGGCCTCACCATAGTGGTAAAGATTGACCCATGGGTGGAATTCTACTGCACCTGAATCAACAAGTGGTTTGATTGGCAGTGGATAGGCACCTAGAAACACCCACTGATATTTGTGATGGGTATCATAGATAGCTTTGATAACATGAGCAAAATCATCATTTTGGTTGACTCTATTCTCTACATCAAAATGTGCCCCAGATCCTGCATACAGAATTCTAGGTTTATTTTTGTGCGTATCATAATTGGCACTTATTGCTTTTTCATCATAGAAATGACCTAGCCAGAATTTTGGTGGAAAGTTTGGAATGACGGTTACGTTCTGGTTACCAGTTTTTTCTTTGTAGTAGTTTTTCATGAAATCACATGTAACTGTAATTTCATCACACATGGACATTATCTCACAAGCATTCTGCCTGATCTGTGGATCAGTGAAAGCAGATTTAAATTTGTTATAATCAGGAATATCCTCATGAAATACTAGATCGTCAATCTCATATATGATCCTAAACCCTACCTGCTTTGAAACTTCTTTCAAGAACTTAACAAACTGCAGTTGTGAAGATGTCGCTTGTCGTTGTATTCTCACAACCTTGGTGTTGATATAATATCTTGGATCCAACACCATCACTGTTGTACCGTGCACACAGAATTCACCGTAGGCATTGCAAAGGTGCTCTGGCCATATCATTCTCCAGAAACCACACCCAGAGTAATCTGCATAATACTGAATGACCCTTGGGTTGGTGATCTCAGGTGGTTGCGGCGATGTGGGTGCAATCATCGGCGCTTGTGACTGTTGATTGAAAGGATTATTTAAATAAGGTACACTTTGAAGAAGAGGTGATGCAAAGGGGTTGCTGTTGAAAGGAGTACCGGTTGTATTCATGTTTAATATATAACAAGTCTGCAGAATATATCAACTACATTACCTTGAAAGGAAGTCTCGTGGTTATACCGTTCTTTTTCTCCAAATATATAACTTCTCCATTGCATACTTTAGTACATTCTTTTCTATGGGAAATTATGTAGATTCCAAGATTATACAAGTTGACTTGTTCATTGAGAATATTTAAAACCAAATCAACACCAGTCTCATCTAGACTTGTATCCAGCAATTCATCGTAAAACTGTATGTTATAAAATACATTACCCTGGAGTCTGAGCATGTCAATAAAGGCAAACATGGTTGCTAAATCTATAACCTTTCTCTCTGCACCACTATAGTTAAAGTAGCTGGTGATCTTGCCTTTTTCATTAACGATTGTTTCATCAAACAGTTCGTTAAATGTTACAATAGCATTAGAATTGAGCTTTTTGAGGTATATATTGATTTTATTATTGAATAACTTTAATATTTTCTTTACTATATAGCTCTTCACACCCTCTTCACTTACTACAAATTTGGATGCTTCGATTAAGCTTAGAACATTTTGAAGCTTATTAATCTTTTCCGATATATCTGAAAGTTTTTTAGTATTTTCTTCTATCAATACATCTGAATTTTCATCTGCTATTTTGAGATGGTCAAAATCCTGTTGCAACTGCTCTAACAGAGTATCAATTTCTGTTAATCTCTTCTTGCTACTCTCAAACTTTTGCGAGTTAAGGTTGTGGAAATTTATATTATTATTGCCCTTTTTTATTGCATCCATTATTTTAGTCTTGAGAATATTCAATTCTGAAACCTTATTTTCATTTAGCTTTATATCGTTCTCCGAATCTGTTATTTGTTTTTTGAGCTTTGCTTTTTCTTCTTTAATTAATCCTTTATCATGCTCTGTAACAGGCTTCAAGCACACTGGGCAGTTGTGTTTATCTGTGCCAATCTTGGATGAAGTTGCAATGGCAAATTCATTCTTGGTTTCTAGAGATGCAATAACTTTAGAATATTCTCTAAGCTTATCATCACAATCTTCAAGCTTAACATTTAACTTTACAATATTAGCTTCTATTTCAGACACATTAATAGGTGCATAGTTGTTTGTAAAATCTAGAGTTGCCTCTTTCTCTTTATGCAGTTCTTTCTGTCTTATGTTTAATTGTGATCTTCTAAATTCAAAGTCTTTCTTTGTTTTTTCCTTTTGCTTGATTAAATTGTCTAGCATATTTTTTATTTCTTCCTCTCTTGCTAGATTCGCTTCAAGTTCTTTCTTAGTGGTGTTTAATTCATCTCTGATCATGTTAAGCATCTTGCTAAATACTTCCAGATTGAAGATACCCTCAATAAACTTTCTCTTTTCTATCTTTTTCTTTGCCATGAACGGTGTAGTATTATTAACAGTCATGACAACACAATTCTGAAATACCTCTGAGCTACATTGTATTAGTTGTGAGATATAATCAGTAGTGCTTGATATACTATCACGAGTAACATCAATTTGATTCTGGTATAAAATGCATTTGCTTGGTTCTAGGGTTCTTACAACTTCAAATTCATCTACCTTTTCACCAGTGCGAATATTAAAGGACAATGACACCTCGCATGTTCTGTTTGTAGAATAATTTATAATATGTTCTTTTTTAAGCTCTCTTATGGTGCTACCAAACAATGCAAAGTGGAGGGCGTCAGTTATTGTGCTCTTCCCAACGCCATTTCT